ACCTCACTTATCGTATGTAATTAAATCTGTCATTATATTTAAAAGCTCTATCGGCAGAGGGTCGTCATTTTGTAACAAAACCACGCTCCCGTACCTGTAGTTATCGTGAAAACTAATATTCGCCATTACGCCTGTGTAAAGTTCCTCCGGCGTACCCATATCAGTAGTAGGATCACGCCAGTTTACCTGCTCTAAGAAATCAGTCTCTCCACCTGTTGTAAAACCTCGATGTGAACGGTTTACCTTAAATCCTACCTCGTTTATCTTTTGTTTCTTCCCCTGGGCCGTACCTCGATTAGACCCCGCCTCTATAGGGAGTGTCTTTATCTTTTGTGTATAACTTAACCCTATATGCGCCACAAAACAGTCCTCCGCCAGCGTTACAACCCCGCCAGTAACAACCTTAGCCGTAGTAGTACCGCCATCGGCCAGCGTACTTATAGTCTTTTGCTCCAAATGCCCCATACCTGAAATAGCGGTAACGCTTAAACCCCAATAATAAGGATCATACGCGGTGGTGGAAAACGTCTTAACTACTTTACAATGTACTACAGTAGTAGAGGCATAACTCATTATCTTAGCCTCGCCTGTAATCGTGCCGTAAGTATCTATTGTCCTGATCCTGTCCCCTTCATCAGAAGATGCGAAGTAAGCAGTAGAGGCACTTATTATAATATTCCCGTAAGTCCCTCCAGCCAGACTGCCCATAGTGGCAGAAAGAGATAAAGAAGCAGTGGTATTAGCAGTATAAGCATTATAAGTAAGACCTGAATGCACATAAAAGCATAGATCCTGCCTATCTGGCACAACAGGATTTTGAAAGTATTCTACATACCTTTTTTGCACACTATTTATCTCCCGTTCCACAATCACCCATACCTCATCATACGCCTCATTTCTATTCGGTATTATAGCAATAGTATCGTATGTACCCGCCGTAGTTTGTCTGCTCCACCCCTGGACTTCCTGGTCTACTTCTCTTGTCAAGGTAGCTATCGTACCATCTGTCTTTACCACCCAAAGAACGGTATCAGGGTTTAACTGGTACGCCATATCCTTTACCCCTGCGCCTAAAATATGAGGTGAGAGTATAGTTTTATCCACGGATTTATAAATATCGTTTTCCCAATTATAATACATCTCTCGTAACTTATCTCCCTGTCTTTGAACGAAGTATAAATAATTGCCTATTTTTTTAGGGAGTATGGCCTCACTGCCCCAACTACTCTCTTTAGTCGCTATAACAGTAGTAGGTGTCAGCGGCCCCTCATTCGTAGCCCTTACCACAAACTCGCCGCCGTACCCCCCTGCTATTAAAACCTTACCGCTTATAAGCCATTGCAATTCGTTACTTTCATTACTGGCTAACTGTAAGTTTAAACCGTCATCGTCCTCTACCCCCACTGCAAAATTATCGTATATATAACTCTGGCTACCCCATATCTTCTGCGGCTCTGTATCTGTCCTTGCCACCATTAACCGTCTTTCGTGGAAAGTTATACGCGCCGGATACCCCCACCTGTCGCACCATGCCCCTTGCGCCCAGGTGGTAGAGGCAGTCAGAGCCTCATTGCCCAGGGTTTCTTTGACAGTAGCTACGGCCACGGTAGCGCTTGTAATAGAAGTAATCTCTACATAAGGCTGTATAGTAAGTCCTGTATTAGAGTCTGTTACGGCGTTTCCTATTTTCCAAAACTGGCCTATTGCGCTTTCGGTTGCGGTAGAAAAAGCCACAGATGAGTTCGTAGTAGAAAGGGTAAGCGTTACAGTTCCCCCTGTGCCATTGGCTTGTAAAGTAAGAGCCGTGGTATTATCGTCTAAAAACGGGCCGCCATAGATAGTTAATTTTTCGTATGTCCAGCTCGTGGAAGAATTGCGGGTAAGTTTATATATAGGAAAGTCTTTATGTGTTAAATATATAACATCATTTATCTGCGCGTATTGTACATCCCAAAGCTCGCTGGTTGAATAACTATGCGCTACTTCTAATGTACCGCCGCCGCCAGTAGTAACCTGTCCTCCGTCGGTATAAAAACGGAAATACAAGTGTCCCATTTCTATTACATAACTATCTGTCCTTGAAAATATGAATTTAATAAGGCGGGTATTGGTGCCATTACTTTTGACCTCGGCTACATACTTAGTGCCTGGAGTTGATATAACAGAGCCATAAGGCCGTACAAGAAAGTTCTCTACTTCTTCGCAGGCGTTTGCATACTGCGCTATATCGGTTCTGCCAAATAAGCTAGGCCCGAACTCCCCGCCTACAAAGCTTGTTTTAATAGCATCTACTTTCATAAACGCCCTTAATTAGCTACCGTAGGACAAATCAGGCCTCGCGCTTGCTCCAGTGTACTTAGCCGCACACCACGCGTCATCTTTGACAAATTGCTGCTTGCCGATCTGAGCGTTCTCGCTTCTAGCCTTTGGTAGCGATACAGTTTCGTACTTTTTCAAGTACGCCTCCGCTATTTTAGCAGAGTTTAAAATCATAAATGCTGCATCGGCACAAAGACGGTCGACTAAAGCCTCAACGAAACTAGACGGAAATTTAGATACTGTGTCTGTAAACTTTACATAGCGTACACCCAGGCCCGTTGTATCTGATACGATATAATCGCCCTCCTCGTACCATGTTGCGTCCTCATCATTTGTATCAAATATCCTAATCACATCACTGGGCCTTACATAAACAACGGTACAACCGCTATGATACCATGGAAGCGTATCGGCGCTTGTAGCCAATAGTTGTCTTGTAGTCGCAAAGTTCCACATACACTCGCTTAAAATACTTCTTAAACTTGTATCCCAAACCCTATTAACAACCTTCGCGTTTTGTGTATCATCATCAATGCTGGTTATAGGGGTAGCGCCTATTAAGGTTAAAGCCTTATTTATTAGAGATGTCTTTGTAGCCATGATTTACCTCATATAATGGCAAGGGCGGGTTGCCCCGCCCCGCCAGTATTGGTTATGTGTACTTTACGATAGTTTTTATAACACCGGCTGTAATAGATATTGCCGTACAGTTAAGGTAAACACCGACATCTACTGGCATTACCTGATTCCTATAGCCCGATGCTAAATGCAAGGTACAAACCGTACCGCCGTCAAAGGTGTTCGTCTGAGCGGCTACGCCAGCTGCATTTTGTAAAATACCTAACAAACCAGGTGTTGCAGTTGTTGCCCCGGTGCAGCATCTTACAGTACAAGTTGTCGCAGGCGCGGTTATAACCGGCATATCTACTATTATGTCAGTTATCTTCTTGTTCTTTGGTACCTTGGCTATTTGAATAGAGGAAGTAGAAGCAATAGCGGCTGCTATTGTATAGCTATCTATCCAAACTTTTTCTACCGTTTTAATGTAACCATCGCTGATCACATTATCGCCTCCCGGCGCCAAATACTTTGTTACATTTGCTGCATTAAGTGTTGCCATTATTCACCTCTTACCCTTATAGGGAAGTTGTTAGGTGGCTACCCTATAGGTGCCACCCAACGGGTTACAGTTACTCTAGCACATTATGTACTAGAGACGATTCTTATTACTCTGTCTTCTTCAAGCCTTACTGCGCCGATGTCCAGCTCATAATACACCTGCCAGCTGTAACTCAGGTCAGGCCTTTCATCGGTTCTTACGAGTGGTGCTGCTGAAAATGCCGCACATAACCCGTACTTATGGTAAGCATACCCTACGCTAGTGGTCGCGCCAGAGGTAATTTGCGTGCTGCCTATCCATTTGAAGCCCATCCAGGTGTCCATATCGCCCCTAACCAATGCCTTAATGCTAGCATAGTCGCTAGAGGTTGCTTGTTCTAACCCTAACATGCTCTGAATAATTTCAGGAGTAACGGCTATGTATCTGTCGTCCTTCTCCACATCAGCGTCATCCAGGGTTTTGTTCATGGTAGTAATGTCTGCCAAAAGCACCGCGCCTTTGGTAACAAGCTCGACATTACCATTTGTTACACTTGTTGAGCCAGTTTCACCGCTCTTGGCGGTTCCGCCCATGGCGTCAAGTATAACCACGTCTATCTTCCTACCCAAACTGCCTGCGGCGGCTATGGTATAGGCACTACGCGGGTCGCTGATAGATTTGAGTTCATCGCCTCTATCCAGCAAGCGGTTGTCGTGGTAAGCAACCATTGTACCCATCCTGCGATCTAACGCAGGGTCATTATTAGGCGTAGCCACATTTCTTCCGCCCTTCGTACTCATAGACCATTCGCCTATTTGGTCTTGGAAGAACGTTTTACCTTGTACATTGGGCTTAATGTAAACGGTACCCATAAGCTTACTGTACTTTTGCTGCGCCAGCTGCATAATATTTGCACTATACGCTTGCGCATAAATCGCATTCTGTGTGTCAGCCATTGCCGTATCTCCTTATGTTCCGCTGCTTAATAGAATTGATTGTCCCATAAGGGGTCTATCTTTAAGCAATGCTTGTGCGGGCCTTTCGGTTATCCGCAGTTTAATTGTAAGGTCAGAAAGGGCCACAGGTTATCCTTTCCCCTTGTTTTTTGCGAGATACAAACGGTTTACATATTCCACCGCTGCATCGTGTTCCTTAGTAGTTGCATTTTTATCGTTATACGGGTGCTTAGGGTCTCTAAGTATCTGCTCGATTTCAGCCGACGCTTGTTCAGGGCTTAAACTAAACCTCTCATACTTAAAGTCCCCTATCTTATTCTCGGCAAACTGTCCGCCTATCTTAGCCAGCCACTTTATTGCCCTGGGTTCCTTTGCCAGC